GAAGATGCCATTTCAAAGCCAAGCACAGAGGAGCAAGTGCTACCAGATGCTCCAACAAGCACAGAAGGAGGGAAAGACTCCGAAGTGGAATTGCAACAAGTGGGAGAAGGAGACGTTGAGCAAGTCACTACCGACACGCAAGTCCAAGAAGGTGAAACGCAAACCGATAAGCCTAGCGACACGACTACGCAGACAGATGTTGAACAGTTAACAGAACCTACCTCAACAGAGGGAGATATGAGTGTGAACAATAAAATAGAGTCATTTGCAAATCGTATTGTTGAAGGAGGAAATCAAGAATCTTTTTCTGAAGATGCTATTCAGTTTTACGCAGAAAATAAAGAAGCAATTGATAATTCTGTTGCTAAAAAAAGAAATCAATTACCAAAGGACAAATCTAAGCAAAGAGCTTTAGCTGTAAAAATAGCTAGGGGTGATACAGAATTTTCAGATGCAGAAATAGATTTATATGCTTCATCTGAAGGAGATGTACAAGCTGAAGTTGAAGCTATATCAAAAACAAATAGTCAGACCATAACAGCTGACACGTACAAAGCTATATTGGCTTCAACCAAAAGCACCACAAGTAAAGACATGGCAAAGCCAGAAAGTGAGAATGCTCAAAGAAAAAGATTTTGGAAGTCTTGGAACAGGTCTGCTAGGGAAAAGAAAATGGACTTAAAGCAGAAAAGAAAAAGTCTTAATGATGGTATAAAAGCTTACGCTAAAAAAAGAAAGGGAACTATTACGGCAGCTCAAACAAGAGCTATTATAAATAAGATAAATAACGTAAATTTAGATAACCCTGCTCAAGTTAAAAAAGTTCAGGAGTATGCTGAGAAAGTTTTTTCTGATGCTGATTTTGCAAAAGACATAGAAACAGCTACAAAACTAGCGAATAGCACAACCAAAAGATTGAACTCAGGTAAGTTAGGTGACAATGGTAATTTTAATGCGGCTGTATCTCAATTAGTAACATTACCTATTTCTGATTTAGATCCTGCTGATTTAAAAGCATATAATGAGCTATTAAAAAATATTTCTAAAAGAAGTAAAAAAACAAAATTAGATAATGAGCTTGTAAAGGAAGCTAATGACCTACTTAATAGTATTAAGTCAAAAGAACTAGAAACTGACTCTGAATTGGAGTATGATGAAGTAGAGGGTTTTGTATATAAGGAAGGTACTCAACAGGTAATTGATAAGATACTAGACGAAGATGTTAGTGGAGAAACTATTATTGAAAAGAACTCTGATTTTATAGAAAACAAACTAGACGCTTTAGACTCTGCTACTTTAGAAATATTAGTTGATAAGGTTAATTCTGCTGAAAACGAAAGCAACTCTGAAATTGTAGAGCAATTAAACGACTATGCTAAAAATAGAAATTCTCTTATAAACACTACTGTAAAAAAATCAAAGAAAGTAAACTTAAATAATCTAAGTAAAATATCTAAAGACCAAAATGTAGGGCCAAGAACACTGACTAACTTAAACAAGGGTCAGTTAGCCATGCTAACAGGGACAGAGCTGTCAGAACTAGACATTCATTTAGATAATATATCTGAAGGATTTTACACTTACTATGCCAACAAAATAGCACAGAAGGTAGAGGCTAATCAAAGAGCTACAAATATAGCTCCTATGATAGACAAAATGTTTACGGCTAAAGCTAAGTTTTCTACGCTTAGACAATATATGGTAGCTGGTGTAAAAAGTCAATATGTAAAAACAGGTGCTGGTTCTCAAGCGGCTAAAAAGATAGGGATAAAAGGTCAAATGATTAGGTCAAATCCGTTAGATGTGATGGATAATATGTTTGGTAATTATAAAAACAATATTATTTATGATAATACAATAAAGCCTACCTCTGAAGCATATGCTGATTTTAAAAACTGGGTTGCCAAACAGACAGATATTTTAGACGCGGTTGAAAGCTTATTAGCTCCAGGACGAACAGAACTTGTAAATAAATCTGTAAAGAGAAGATTTGAATTAACAACTTACTTGCTTCAAAAAGAATTTGAATCAAACTCTAATAAGAAAGGAACTTCTCCTGCAATTGAGTTTATTGAGGGTACAATAAAAAAATATAACAAAGACCCGAAAAGTAGTAAATACAACAAAAAAAGTATTGCTATATTAGAAGAAATAGCTGAACAATACAAACAAGATGGACAGATATCTTTAAAGAAGATGGATGAATCTATGTCTCCCAAAACAAAGCAAGCTTTAAAGATGTTAGAGGGTGTATATTCTGGTTTAGGAGAACTTCAGTCTTATGCCACTAGAATTGTTAGAGGAAATGAATTAGACTTAGTAAACAACTATGTACACCATAGAGTTACTTATGAGGGTAGAGAAAGATATGATGCTACTTTTAATGAGGCAGTTAACTTTTTGAGCATGAATCCAAGTTCAAAATCTAAAACATCTTTTGAAAGAAAGGGGGCAACATCTATAGATTTTGATCCTATAACAACAGCTTTAAGAGCAACTAGAAACACAGGATTAGATTACTTTATGAGTAATGAAATATCAACTACTAAGCAAGCTTTAGGTGTTTTGAAAACAATGTCTGGAAAGGACAAGTCAAAAACAAAAAAACAAAACGAACAGACAGTAGAAGCTGCTCAAGATTTAAATAAGATATACAATGAAGCGCTTAACAATGTAATTACAAATAATTTAGGAAGTGAAGTTCTTGGAGGTAAATACTTGAATGGATTAAGAACGACTGGTTATTACTCTACATTGGCGTCTATTCCAAGGGCAGGTGCAGAGTATGCATCAAACCTTGCATTTGCAGCCTTAGCGACTCCAGGAGAGACTTCTTTAGGAATGACAAAGTATATGAATCTTAGCATGACCACAAGAGGTAGGTTGGTTGTTGAAAACGCATTAGCTACAACTGGAACAAAACTGTATAGTGATGACCAACTTGGAGGGTCTAAGGCAGACACACAAGGTGTGAGTAGAAAAAAGTCTTCAAAACAAGCGAGTAATAATTTGAACGAAGTTCTTGAATACGCTGCAAGAATGTCAGGTGCTAATCGTTTACCTGGAGCTATAGATAAAATTGGAGAAACCTTAGTGACTCTTCCAGATCAAATGATTTCTAGGCCTTTATGGTTTGGAACTTTTGCTATGAATTTTAAATCTGAAACAGGCTCTTATGTAGATTTTGATAAAATTGCTGATAATGATTCAGACTACATGAACAAGTACAGGACAGCTATTAGAAACGCAACTAGAAAAGCAGATAAAAATGTAACTATGGCGGCTACATCAAATGACCCTTTTTCTTCTGTATTAAAAAATCAAGCACAAGACAAAGAAGGTTCTTTAAATTACTATAGACTGCTTAATGGTTATATGTCTAGGTTTACCATAAATGAATATGCTACAGCAAGACAGGCTATTGCATCTATGGTTGGACAAGGACAATTAAGCGTGGTTAAGGGAGCTTCAACCCTAACTGCTATTGGTGTAAGAATGTCAATGTATGTTATGTTGTTGAGGTATCTTAACGGTGCTATGTTTGGAATGCTAGGAATTGGAGATGAAGATGATATAGATTATGAAATGCTAGGCAAAAGACAAGCGGTTGGTGCTGCTGTATCATTAATGACTAGAGGTGTTTCAGGAAATATTCCTATGATAGTTCCGAACATGATGATAGAAGAAGCTAATAAAATTTATGGCCATGAAATGGGTCTGAGAGATAAGCAAGAGTATCAAGGAATACAAGATGCTTTGGTGTATGCTACTATGAGTGTAGATAATGCTAAAAGAAATTTAGCTGAATCAATTCTTATTCAGGCGTCAGGACCTTTAAATCCTCAAGTAAAATCAGTTATGAGGCTATTTAACACTGGTTTAAGGGCATATACAAACAAAACGGATGAAAGTAAGCAGGAGAACCTAGAAAAATTATTTTCTTCAAGAACTGCTTTAGAAATGGCAAATACTTTTGGAGGTGGAATTCCGTTTTACAGGGATATAAGAACAGGCTTTGTTAGAGAAGAGTTTAAGGAGGTTCCAACTGTTAGACCATTTTCATTAAGAGAACTAGAAAAGTATGACAATGCTGAGTATAACAAGCAAATGATATTAAAAGAGTTCTATGAAACAACTCCTGAGTATCAAGAAACAAAAGCGCTAGAGAAAGAGATTAAAAAACTAAAAAAAGAAATGGGACTCTAATTTTTAACCTTATCAATTAACTGTTGTAATTTTCTAATCAAAGAGAAGTTGGGTTTATCTTTCAACTTCTCTTTTAGTATTTGCTCTTTAATTTGTTCCATCATTTTGTAAGTGTTCTGCTTCTCTATTTGCATAGTCAGCTATTTTTTTCATGTCAGATATATCGTCTCCTTTTTTTCTTAGTAGATACTTAAGAATATTCCCTTCGTTAAAATTTAAATCCCAGTGCTTAATTAAATCAATGACATCTAATCCATTAATCTTTCTAGAAGAATATCGCTCATCTAGAAGAGTTGTGTCTTGTTTATATTGCATTGTCTATAACTTCTATTACGTGTCTTAAGTCACTTTTTTCAAACTCGCCTAGTGAAATGTCATTAACTATTAATAGGTAATAATCTTTTCTTACTTCAATACATTTTGTGTTTTCCATTTTTTAAAATATGTGTGTTAATCTTGCTACTTGTCCATGTTCCATTGAGTGTATAAATCCTTCGACAGCTTTTATTCCACCAACACCATAACCTTTTCTATGATGCCAGGAATCAGATCCGCTTGGTGACCTTAACGACTCAACTGTAATGCCATGATAGTCTTTACTAGACTTGTGGTGTATATGGTGTGTGTACACATAACGATGCTTTGTGTCTGCCCACCACTGAGAGAACTCATTAGCCATTATAAGGGGTAAATCTGCTTGTTTCGCTCCATCTCCATGTGTTGTTCCAATTAAGTTATTTCCGTACTTAAAACCCTTCCTATGGCTTATTGAGCAATCGAATGTAATGTTCTTGCTTTTTCTAAACCAAGACTGTATAGAATCCGATAACATGAATCCTGATATGTAATCGTGGTTACTTGGGTTGTAAACAAAGTGAACATCTGCTACTGCAATTAATGTTTCTAATACATCTATGTAAAGTTTTTTTGCTGTAAGGAAGTTTTCATACCACATACCATCAGTATCTTGTGGTGTACCTGCTGTTGTTTTTCGGTGTGGCTCATCGATATGAAGTATATCGTTACCACCTACAAATAATATCTTATCTATTTTAAAGCCATTAGACTTTTCAAGTATTCCTTGTATTCCTTCCTTTACTCTCTTGACAGCTATCTGTGAGTTATAATCCTCACCTGTTTCAAATGATGATGCTAGCTTACCTATGTGTATGTCAGCAGGATCAATTACTAGTAGGTGAGGGTCTTTCTGTTTTGTTCTTTTAATCTTAGGATATGAAGGAGAATGTTTATTCATTTCCTTTATAATATCCTCTCTTACTTTGTCTAAAGAGACACCGTTGTTTTTTACATGAAGAGAAAAGCTTTTGCCTTTATACCAGTAATGATTTACATCACTCATTGGTATTCCGTTAGTTTCGCATTCTACTTTTAATGCTCTGTGATTACTTATCATCACACTTTCCTCATCAGTAAGTCTTGGTCTGTAACCTACATTATTGTTTTCCATGTCAATAAAGATACAAAATAAAAGTTAATTATTTTAATTAGATAAAGTAAGTAACTCTTCGTTAAGCTGTTCTATCTTTTTAATTATCTCTTCTTTTCTTGCCTCTGGAGAGTACGTTGTAATAAACTCAGCTCTTTCTAGCGCTTTTTGATATACACCATTTAATATTGGGTCAGCCTTAATTATATAATCAAAATCTTTAATTGCATGTATAATAGTTGCGTGATCTCTTTTAGAAATCCTTCCTATTTCAAAATAGGTTAGAAGAAAGTTGTTTCTAAGAATATAGAATAGTATTCTTCTTGCGTCCACATACTCTCGTCTCCTAGTGTTTTTAAATATATTTTCAATTTCCATTTCCTGTTCAATTAATACCTTAATTGACTCGGCTTCTACTTTATTTTTTAATTTGATTTCAGGTGATGATTCGAATTTCATTTTATATGAATGTTTAAATTAATATCGTTTAGGTATTGGTCTAGTGTTATCTCAAATATATCTAACAGTATAGATGGTGAGTTCTTATTTCTTTTGGAATAGGAAAGAGTAAAGAAAGTTGGTGTTCCATCTTTATCGTGTACCACTCCAGATTTTAACTTATCTAAACCCTTTGTTGTAGGCAGACCTATTAAGGTATCTATTTGCGCTGCTATCTTATTCTTTACACTAGGGTTAAATGTGTGTATTTGATATAGGAAGTTTTCATCCAATTCAAACTCATCCTCTATATACTTCTGTTCTGACTCCATGCTTTTCTAATTCTTTTAGTCTATATTCTTGTAAGGCAGACACCCTGCCCTTTGGCTTTTTTATTTCAGAGAATAGGACACCACAGTTAGGTGGTATAGCTACAACATCAGGTATGCCATTCTTATTAGTCTTAATAAGCTTGATAACATAGTACCCTTCAGCCTCTAGCTGTTTAATCCTTTTCGCTTGTATCTGTTGTTCTGTCATCTAATGCATTTTTTAATTTATCCAAGACAACATTAGTTTTAAAAAAACCGAATGTCCTATACAAATTATCATTATGAGCCATATTTATACATTTTTTAACAAGCTTTTCGTTCACAATAAACTTGTCGCCTCTTTTTATTGCAAATGTTTCTCCAGAATTAACACCTGTGTTTTGGACTATAAGTTTATTATCATTCATATCTTTAATTTCATTCATAAAATAAACATATTCTTTAGCCGCAATTTTAACTTGTGTAGAATAAAAAGAAGGGGTTGAAATATGACTAAACATATTTAATAATTGATTAAATTTTACTTCATTTTCTAAATATTTCATTGGTAATTTTTCGTTATTCATAATTTGTTTTTTTTGTCCCAAAGATTATTTTCGGTTAAATATTTAGGATTCATCATTGGAATCCACATACTTTGTGGTTTTCCAAATACCCAAATAGTTTTTCTTGTTTCTCCTAAAGTTTCTTTTGTCATATTAAAATTTATGTAGCTTATGTCTGCTTAAAAAATATCCAGAGCCATGCCCTAAGCTTTTTATATTTTCTTTTCTTATTAATTCATCTTTAGTAGCCCAACCTACAAAATCCACTATGTTTTTGTTTACGTAAGCTAAAACATAAACGTCTACATCTTGATTTACTTTTAAAGTAGAAAGTAAGTTACCAGTTTTATAGTGAGTAGATTTTATGTCGTATCTATTATTTTCTTTTGTTACTCCATCAGCACTACCACTTCTTGGTGACAATCCAAAATCTGGAAATAAATTATTTTTTTTAGCAAAAGCATATTCTGCTTTAAATCCTTGAATATCTGCTTCTACTCCGTTTTGGTCTCCTATTTTGGCATCAAAAACATTATTACTTCTAGCTATACTAGATCTAAGCTTCCCAATATATTCGCATAGCTCTATCTCTAATTCGTCTAATTTAACTATCATCTCTCCAGTCTTCAGGCCATATTCTTCTACCTATTGCTTTTCCTACTACCATTACTATCCAGGCTATAGTTAGCCAACCTATTGCTTCTA